AGTTGATACTACCTACTCATACTTAAATGAAGGTTGTACTCGAACTAACTTCTCTCAAAATAAGTTTACTAAGACTTGGACTTTTGATCTTAAGACTGGCGACACAGTTGTTAAAGGTGTACCTATCTCTGGTGGTACAAATGTAGTTAAAGGGAATGGGACTTTATTCAATAAGCTCATCTTCCTAGACAACTACAGTACTAATGGAGATATAACTAGACCTGATCAAACAGACATGATTATATTGGAGTAATATGGATATCTACGATGCTAATACCTGCTATCCAGCTAAGGTCATATCCTTCGATCCTGTAAGGCAGGTGGTATCGGCTAGGGTAGCAGTGGAGGAATATTACAGGTCTCTTACTAATGAGTACCTGAAACAACCAGCCCCTGTGCTGGTAGATGTACCTGTCATGATTAGTCAAGGAGGTGGTTGGGATATAACATTCCCAATTAAAGAGGGTGATGACTGCCTGTTATTGTTTTCACAGAAAGGTTATGATCACTGGCTATATGACGGTAAGATGGAGACCGGCCTTGATAATGGTGTACCTACCTCAGACCATTATAGGCACTTTGATATACGAGATGCTATTGCTATCGTGGGGATAAGACCTATTCCTAGAGCTATCCAGAATTATAATAATGATGGTATGGAGCTAAGGAATGAGGCTCGGTCTCAAAGAATAACTTTCCATTCAAACGGGGATGTTGAGATTAATACTACAGCTAATGTAAATGTACACTGTGCTGAGGCGAACGTAAACGCCTCTAGTAAGGCTGTTGTAACTACCCCTGACATGACCATTGATTCTCCTATAACTAAGCTCACAGGCAATTTAAATGTCTCTGGGACTATTAATGTTGAAGGTGTAGGTGGATCAGGAACTTCATCTATCACAGGACTACTTAATGTATCTGAAGATGTAGTAGGTGGAGGTGTTAGTCTTAAGTCTCATAAGCACATGAACCGAGGTTTGAATGCTCCAACTTCCTCACCTATCTAGGGGGTACTATGAATTTAGAGTTAGACTCAAGTGGCGACCTAGTTATAGATAAGGGAGTCAAGTTTATAAGAGGTAATGCTGCCGTTGCGCAGCTTATCTCTAATCGCCTTAAAACTATCTTAGGTGAGTGGGAGATTAATAAGACTATAGGACTTCCTTGGTTTACTGATCTCCTTAGACATAATCCAAATATGAACCTCATCTACTCTTGGATTATGAGAATTATCTCAGAGACAGAAGGGGTTATTAAAGTAGATGTACTACAATTAGTTAGAACTAACGATCGTAAGCTTCATGTAGGCTTTAAAGTAGAGACTATCTACGGCCCAGTTACAAGTAATACGGAGGTGTAATGGCTCAGTTAACGCAACAAGGGTTTACTGTACGTACCCTTCAACAGATTATTGATGAGATTAGTGGAAACTTAAAAGCTACCTTTGGTACAGAGTTTAACACAGATCCATCCTCTCCTAACGGACAGTTGATTGGTATCTTTGCTGAACAACTATGGACTCAGGAGCAAGCAGCACAAGCTGTATATCTTTCCAATGACCCTGACTCTACAACAGGTGTAGCACTTGAATATACCTGTGACTACAATGGTGTATACCGTCTGGAAGGTGAGAGTGATGCTCAACTACGTAACCGCAGACAGTTCTCTGTAATCAACCAAGGGACTAACACTATTGAGTCTATCTACTCTGCTTTACAGAAGCTTGGTGCTGAGTTCACCTCCATTAGGCAGAATGTAACTAATACTACAGATGCCAATGGACTTCCAGCCAAGTCTTTCCAAGTAGTAGTTAAGGGTGCTGAAGATGATGCCATCGCTCAAGCTATCTTTGATAACAAGCCAGCGGGTATCCAAGCTTATGGTGATGTAACTAAGAGTATTAATGATAGTAAGGGATACCCTCACCCAGTAGCATTCACTAGACCTAGTGAAGTTAAGATTGATGTTGATGTCAGTATTAAGCCTATCAGCGGTGCTTTCGAAGATCTTAAAGATTATATAGAAGAAGCTGTACAGTTTCAATTAAACGAATACCAAGAGATTGGTATGGAAGTGCTTTGGTCTGATGTCTTCGCTGCCGCTGTGTTTGCATCTAACGGCGGGCCTAGCGTATCTACACCATTGCCTGATAGTATAGCTGCATCTGTTCGCTCCGTTAAAATTGCTAGGCAAGGTGAGACTACAGCTACTAATGATATCTCTATGTTATTCCACGAGAAAGCTGTAGCAGGTACAATCACTGTAACGGAGGTCTCATGAGTATAGGTCTGGAAGATGTAAATCCAGTGGCTCGTGCAGATGAACTTATCCTCACTCAATATAAGAACAGCCCTAACTTGATTAATTATATCAAATGCTTCTTAGCTCCTATGCAAGAGCAAGCTACTTCTATGAGTGAGAGTTACTTCAGTTTACAGATTAACTACGCTACTGGTCATGCACTGGATAAGATTGCACGTATTGTTGGTGAGTCACGTATTATACGTGGTGCTGCTGCACTAGGCTACTTCGGCTTTAAAGAAGAGCCTTCTGCATTTCCATTGGATGAAGGTATTTTCTTTTCCTATGGTGAAGCTGAGTCAGGTGACTTAGTACTCTCAGATCCAGCTCTACGCAATATTATCAGAGCTAGAATTATTAAGAATACATCTGGTGGTAAGATCGAAGACATACTCGAATACCTTCAACTGCTTATAGGAAGGGAAGTTGATATTGAGATTACTGAAGAAACTGCACACATCGATGTTACTGTTAAAGAGGTGTTAGGCCCGCAAGATAAAACCTTAGTGGCATTTAAAGTGTATGAAATAGTACCTACTGGGGTTAGTGTAACTCTAAAAGATGATAACGGTATTATAGACTTGGAGGTTCCTAGTGGCTACCCAGAGACCTAAGATAGACCCTATATGGTCTAGTACTGGAGAGGTAACTGATCCAGCAGATAAGTATGTTGAAGGTTGGTTATATAAAGAAAAGCCTGAGCATCAGCATCAGAACTACCTGCAACAACAAGAAGAGTTGTTTTATAAATCTACTACTGAATCAGGTATACCCGTTAAAGGCATTGACGTAACTTACCCAGTTAATGCCTTGGTTCATGACGATGATAAAGTTCAAGTTCAGTACGAAAGTGGTAAGTGGACTCAAGCTGTAGGTGGTATGACTCGTGCAGATGTAGAAGATATTATGTCTGATATCTCTGATCAAGGGTATCCTCACTATAATGATAAGACTAACCCTCATGAAGTAACTACTGAGCAACTTGGCATATACACTAAGGATGAAGTAGATGATAAGTATTTGGAAGTAAAGCTTGCACTAGATACCCATAAGGGTGATATAGACAATCCACACAATGTAACTACTGATCAACTTCAAGCCTTACGTATTGATGCTACACTTATTGAGAATCAATTTAGCACAATGGCTAAACTTATCACTGGGAAAGGTAGTTTGAGCTTTGATGCTAGTAAAGTAATTATTAGTGCTGGGCTTAGAGGTTTCGGTGTAAGTTCTGATCAACCAGTAAGTTATTACAATGGTGAAGTAGACCTTCTGATGCATGAAGGTAACTACAAGCTCATGCGTAATGTTCTTGAACCTGAGTATGCTTCCAGTACGCCTGATGTTGAAATTCCACTAAGCTGTGATCTCACTTCTTGGTATGGCGATCCTATTGTCAAGTTAAGTCAGGATATAGCTGAGTTTACCAAAGAGGATGGTTTAGTACTTAAGGGTAGTATGGAAATCAAAACTGCCAACTGTGCAGGCTCTACCTTCTCTCTGAATGTTAAGCTGTTTGGTGATGTTGAGTTTTATATTGGTAATACTAAAGTATATGATGCTACAGCATGGAACTCAGTATTTACCTTCGTTCGTGATGGACTTAACTTTAAGGTGTACAACTCTACATCTGAAATTGTAAACACTACCCTTCCAAGTGACATTGGTACTCCAGACTTCATTAAGTTTGTTAGTGGTGGTTTGAATATTAAACATATGAAGATCTGGTCAAGTGTATTGACTAGGGAACAGATTGCTATGCATGTTCCTCAATATCCTGCTCCAGAGGGAGATGGATTTATCTATGATCTTCCATTGACATTTACGGAGTAATATATGGGAAGGATTACATGGCCTGATAAGGTCGAGAATGGTGGAGCTACAGCTGATGGTAGGTTAAGTTCTGCTGATGCTAACCAGATAAAGGCTGCTGTTAATAGTAACTATGATGACATACGAAGCCTTCTAATTCCAGTGGGGTTGGTTCTACCTTTCTATGGAACAGAAGCACCTAACGGGTATTTAGCTTGTGATGGTAGGGAGATTCTTAAGGATGACTATCCTCAGTTGGTTGATCATTTGATTAAGATGAGGAAGCCTGCAAGGATTACTTGGAATAGTCTTGATATGGGTGCTACAGTTCTACATGGCAAGGTTTACATAGGTAATTACGTAACTCTTGATGGAAATCTAGATAATATCTATCAGATTGTGGCAGTAGATATGCGAGATGGTGGTGAAAATTGTAACGCTAAGTATGTGACAGTTGTAGGTGAAGATGCTCCAACATCAGGCACTGCAAACGTCACTGCATATAACTCCCTGACAGACATCCCACTCACAGACGCAGTCTACTTACCAGACCTAAGAGGTCAGTATATCAGTGGTTATGACTCTAGGACTAGTAGATTTGTAGGGACTGGAGAAGGGGACGCTAGCAGGAAGATTGAGGGCACTATAGACTTGGCTGCATCAGCTACCCCAGATGAGACAGGTGTGTTTGTAGGTACAACTATGCAAGGTAATTCAAACACAATATCCGGTTCTGGGAGTAAGTTTGTCAGAGCCTCTGTAGACTCCTCCCGTGTAGTCCCTACAGACTCTACCAACCACCCGCAGAACGTAAACCTACTATACTGCATAAAGGCATATGACCTGTTATCAACATCAAGCTACACCTCTGAGTCCAACACACTCTTACAGAGGATAGAAGCTTTAGAGGCAGCTCTACTTACAGAATAATCATATAATCGGGAGATTTATATGGCTACAAACATTTTTACAAATCAAACAGCAGATGGACTTGGCTCTGTACTAACCTCCGGTGATGCTGCTGGGCATTATGCCCTAACCCTGAGTGGATACTTAGACGGTGCTTTCTGTTCCATTCTCGCTGATATTAGTGGCGGCACTGACTATGTTCAAGTAGGTAGCCTAAGTAATGGCAAACCTGCATCACTTGTTATTCTTCCAGCAGGGGCTAAGGTTACATGTAGGTTAGAAGGAGCTAAAGCAAACACTAATATTACCGTACTAATGGGTTAACACTATGCGTTCAATAGAGTTTGGCATGGAGTTACCTATGTGCATACCAGCAGAGGATTGGCACTTATGGTGGCCTATCTTTGGTGTAGGAGGAGGCTCTATTACACCTGAAGAAATTCCTGATGCTGTGCTGTGGGCCAGTGATGTGACTATATTGGCAGTAGATGAACAGGGAACGTACCTCCTTGCGAATGGAGGTTAGCTGGGTAACTAAGTGTTCAATAGGGGGTTGAATGACTAACAAAGTTACACTTAACGATCTAGTGCAATCAGATTTTGAAGACGTAGATTATGTCTTGGTAGGGGATTCTAGTAGGAATGAGATAAGAAAAATACCTGTAGAGGATTTAACAAGGCTTGAGGAGGTGGAAGCTGCCGCCCAAAGAGCAGAGGACTCCCTTTATATTATTGACTCCAAAATATCGGAGTTTGAATTACTACGACCTCCAATCTCGGTATTATCATCTGGGGTTGAGGTTGGTCAGGGCATTAAATCAGTAGACTTCACCGGATCAAGCATTCTGGTATCAAAGGGGGATGATGATGACTACACAGTTTCATTTTCAAGCGGTGACTCAGGTAGGGTTTTTACAGCTGAGATGAACGGGACGTCAAGTCATTATATTGCATACCACAACTTAGGAAGGTTGGTTGTTACGGCGAGAGTTACAACTCCAGAAGGAGATGTGGCAGAAGTTGGTGTTAGCAACAAGGATGAGAATGGTGAATTATCCCTAGATGTGTCTAGGGTGTTTTCAAGCGTACCTATGATTGGTACATTAACACTTATATAAGGAACTAAAATATGAGCAACTTTAAGTATCTCGACCAGACGTTTTCAGGGGGCGCATCCATATACGGTCTTCCCCAAGCAATTCAAGGTTCGCAAGCTGTACCAAAAGATCAGCTAGATTCGGGACTTAACTTAAAGCAGGATAACCTGACCGGTGGTTCTGGCATTGACTTGTCGGACGATGTGATCAAGGTGGACCTAGCCGTAACTGGCACTGACTACAGCTCACTAATGCTGAGTGGGATGCCTTACCAGTCACTTAATGGTCAATATACTCGTGCGGATATTCAAGGTACACTTTCCGATGTTGGACTAAATCTTGATTTAGATGTTGGTGGTACATTTAACATTTACTACAAGTTTAACGGTAACGGTGTGTGGGCTGTCCTTATCAAACGAGATAGTGACAATATCTACGGAAACAATAGTACTAGCGAAAACATCGCACCTTGGCTAGCGGCATTGACCAATAACGACCCAACTTCCATCACGCAGGACTTTCCTAGCTTCATTCCAAACGTATTTAATGTTGATTATGAAAATGTGACAACTAGTTCTGTGCAGGACGAGTTAGGTAACGGCTCTCCGTTGCCATCCGATGGTTATATTGCTTACGCAAGTGGATCAACTCCGGCAGGACTTATCTTCGAGAACAATAAGCTAGCTATTGATTTTGCTACAACCACTGACAAAGCCGAGTCAACTAATGTACTCCCTGCGTCGGTTACTGTTACAGCGATCAACGAAGCTAAGGCGTATGCATCTCAAGCGCAGAACACTTCGTTCTCAAATGCTATTGCTCAACTTGCTGGAAACCCTTCAAAAGTTCAGTCTGCAATTGAAGTGGTTAAGTCATTGATTGACTCTGTATCTAACACAGTATCAAACAACCAAGCACTTGCTTCCAGCGAGTACGGTAATATCGATACCATCCAATCAGCTATTGGCACATCTGCAAGTAGCATGGGGCTTACTCATCCCACACTATCTGACAACGTTACAGTTAAGGATTTGATAGGTGAACTTGCTGTGCTTGTTGCGGACTTGCGTGCTGACTCAGCCAGCACCATTGGTTTGACTAACGCTGGTGATTTGATTGACTCGATTGGTAGTACAGTGCCAGCTAACTCTACTGTGGTAGAAGCTTTGGCCTCTCTAACAAATAAAGTGGAAACCGTTGCGGGTGATTTAACTAATAGGCTGGGTGCTGTTGAGTTCTTCCATAATGGAGGTGAGTTCCCACTAACTGCTGATCAGGCCGCAGGTATTGAAGCTTTTGATATCGTCAAGACTGGTGCAGGTACTGGTGAGGAGACGGATGTGGCGGCTTACGTTGCGTCTCTTCCTGTTGCTAGGGATGTTCGAATCCTAGTATCCTATGGTATAGACGGTGATGTTGATGCGGGTATTTACGTGCGCGACAAGGATACTGGACTCCTAGCACGTTCCGCAGACTTTGACGAGGCAAGTGAGATTGAGCGTGGCGATGTTATACAAGTTCTGCTTGGTGGTTCGATCGCATTCGCAGACTTCGCTGTTTTCGGAGGAAGTAATCCGGTTGTTGGCTCAGACCTAATCAAGTTCAAGCTTGAGAAAGCTTCTGGTGTTGGTGACGGTACGGTCAATAAGTCTAAGCTTGATAGTGATTTTGCTGCCGAGTTCGAAGGCTTGCCACGACAACTAGCTCCAATGTCTGTAACCGTCCCAGCTGACGGATGCATCGACCTGACTCACAATATGATGCTTGGTGCGGAGCCGTATATAAGGAATGCATCGGGTGATAACTACTCCGACTCGTTCCTTGTGTCTCATCCTAGCGCCGGAGTTACTAGGTTGTCCTCTCTTGCCGATACCGACACATCTGTACTTGTAACATTTACAGGTGTTAGAATTTAAGGTTAGAGTTTTGTAACTGGGGGAAAGGGCAGTGCCCTTTTCTTAATTAACCTAGACCTCCAACATCAAGCCATGAAACCCTCCCCCTCTAAAGTCTTTGGCTATTGCCTTTGCGTTATTGGTGGGAGGTAAGGTGGGGTAGTGCCCCAACATTTTAAAACGTTCGAGGTATAACATAATGAATTTAATTCTAAAATTTCTAGCTTCCAAAATCACAGGAACGTTAGGTACTAAGCTAGGTATCGCACTAGCTCGTGTCATCGTCCGTCGAACTAAAACTAAGGTTGATGATGAAATTATGGTTGAACTTGGGCTTATGGATAAGTCTGAACTGGCACAATGATGTGCCAAGTGAGGTAGTATGTCGGGCATAACGGTTAACAAAGTACACCTATATAGTACTGGCGAGGGTTTTGAACAAGGCCAAGCAGTTAGTAAGGTAGGTGATATTTTCCAAGGAGGATTAGTTAATGGAGTAGCCTATGGGTTGTTTGCTGGGGATAGATTTAAGTCAGCAGATACTTCCAGTTGGTTGGGAGGCCAACACTGTGTTATTAAAGAGGGTGAGCTAGTAGTTGCCATTAAGGGTAAACTTCCAGCTAAGTCTGGTATGATCCCCTTAGTAGATATTGATGGATTTATCTACGGAGCTGGATATCTAGAATATACAGATGCCCCTTCATATCTAGAGCACAGTGGAGACATGCTTACGCTTAAATCATACTCAGGGGAGATACTGTATCCATCTAAGAACTTGAGGTTCGTAACTGATGGTATGCACCCTGTAGTAGGTATTACTGAAACAATCTAGGGCTTCGGCCCTTTCTAATTTAAGGAGGTGCTATGGCACTAACACCAAGACCAGATATCAGAGTGTGGGCAGCTTCTGCACCTTCTGCAAACATTATTAATCCTGACAGTAAAGAAGCTGGAAAACGTAGTAAAGGTTGGGAAGCTGAGATTCCCCCCTTCCAGTATTTCAACTGGGTACAAAATTATAACGACCTCTTCAAGAAAGCACTCGTAGAACGTGGTGTACCTGCATGGGGAGGAGAGGTAGACTACATTAAAGGTGCTCTTACCTTTAATGATGATGGAATCATCTATGTAGCTATTAAGGCTAACAAGAACGTTAAGCCTAGTCAAACAGAGAATCAAGATACATGGAGACGTGCTGCTGCACAGATGACTGAAGCTGATCTTCAGAACTCTCTGACAACCCTTAACCAGCACATAGCTAATAAAAATAATCCGCATGAAGTTACTGCGGAACAGATTAACGCTTACATCAAAGCTGATGTAGATGCCTTAGTTGTAACCCTACAGCAACTTATTGAAGATCATGCAGGTGATCTTAACAACCCTCACCAAGTTACTTGTCAACAGATTGGTGCTATGCCTGTCAGTGGTGGCACATTCACTGGCGATGTTACCTTCGCCACTAATAAGTTTCAGTTTGGTGATGACGGTGAAGTAGGTGAAGATGCTAACTCAACCTACCTAAAGAAAGGTGATGCACGAGTTAATGTTAAAGCTTCAGGTGTAGAGTTTAGCAGCCCTACTATAAGTTACTATTTGATTGATGAACCAGCTTACCGAGACTTGAAGTTACGAACTGAACCTCAGTATGCTGTACCTCGGCCAGACTTCTGGATGCCACTTACTAATGATGTAAACATCTATGAAGGTGTTGGTGTAGCAGAGTTTGCTCGTGCTTCTCGTTGTCCGTACACTAACAAGCAAGGTGTGGAAAAGATTGCT